AACAGCTTGATGCCTTTGGCACTACCTTTGAGGAACTATTCAATGACCAACAACTTGATACCGACGTTAAAGCTTTCGCTTGAGATGACAGATACCCTCGCTCGTATCGAGCAGCGGGGACTCAAGATAAACCTACAGACCCTCGATGAGATCGAGAAAGAATACCAAGAAGAGATGGATATCCTTGAGGTACGCCTCAACGAACTGGCGCGGGAAGCTATGGGTGACACTCCGGTCAACCTGTCCAGTCCTGATGATCGAAGCGTCTTACTATATTCCCGCAAAGTGAAGGACAAACCCGAGTGGTCGCGTATGTTTAATCTGGGTCACGAGATGCGTGGCTCCACAATGAAACCCAAGCTGCGTACCCGCATGAAGCGCAGTGAGTTCAACTCAACTGTCCGCCGCATGACAGAGGTAGTTCAAAAGACACGCGGACATCAATGCACAGATTGTCGTGGGGAAGGTCGCGTCAGCCCTCGCAAGAAAGATGGCACACTAGGAAAAGCAATCCGTATCTGCAAGCCGTGTAGTGGCACAGGAGTTATCTACGTTCCTACCGGCGAGGTTGCTGGCTTCAAGTTGGTTCCGCGTGATCCGATGGATACGGCATCCGCCGGATTCAAAACCGACAAGGTTACTTTAGAAAACCGACAAACCGACTTGTCGGGTGATGCCTATGAGTTCGTTGTGGCCTACGTGCGCTACAATGCGCTTCGTACTTACCTATCAACATTCGTAGAAGGGATGAAGAATAATGTTGACGAGAATGGCTTTATACACCCAGAGTTTATGCAGTGTGTTACGGCGACGGGTCGTCTTTCGAGCCGCAATCCTAACTTTCAGAATATGCCACGTGGAAATACCTTCGCTATACGGAAGGTGGTCGAGAGCCGCTTCGAGGGTGGCTCGATACTTGAAGGGGATTATTCCCAGCTAGAATTTCGGGTAGCAGGTTTCCTTGCTAAAGACAGCCAAGCCTACATCGATGTAAATGAGGGTACAGATGTTCACAGCTATACTGCCAGTATTATCGGATGCAGCCGACAGGAAGCGAAGGCTCACACCTTCAAACCCTTGTACGGTGGTGTCACCGGAACCGACGCTCAACAACGCTACTACAGAGCCTTTAAAGAAAAGTATGAGGGTGTCACTACTTGGCACGAGCAACTCCAGCGAGAGGCCGTCCAGAAGCGATTAATCACCCTTCCAAGCGGCAGGCAGTATGCCTTCCCTCACGCACGTTGGACTCAGTGGGGTACGGCTACAAATCGGACTGCAATCTGTAACTATCCAGTGCAGGGATTTGCTACCGCTGACCTATTGCCTATCGCTCTTGTCAAGCTGCAAAATTTGTTCCTTGACAGAAAACTTATTTCTGTGATATGCAACACGGTACACGATTCAATCGTAGTCGATGTACACCCAAACGAAAAAGATATTTGTATCAAGCTGATGACAGAAGCAATGATGTCATTACCTGAAGAGACAATCAGAAGATATAATGTGGCGTACGATATGCCTGTCGGAATAGAATTAAAAATAGGCAAAAATTGGCTTGACTTGACAGAAGTAGACCTGTAGTATCAGTCTACAACCCTAACAACAGGAGCATGAAAAATCATGGATACAGGGACAGACTTAATGAATATGGACGATATGGATGCAATTGTAGCAGCTATGAATGCAGACAACGATGAAGCATTGATGGCAGCAAGTGGTCAGAATGTAAAACAGACTGGTCAAAAAGGACTACCTAGAATCAATATCAACTACGATGCAGAGACAGAGGACGGTAAGAGCCTACCTCGTGGATCGTGGAAGATGTACATGGATGGTCGCTACATCTTTGCAGAAGAAGTGGTAATCCGCCCAATCCTTCGTACATTCGAGTACAGTGTATGGGATCAGGAAAGCGGTACGTTTGCATCCAAGTCAGTACAGAAGACCGTACTGTCTGGTATGTTCCCCGATACAAACGGTGGAAACAAATGTGGTCGCTTGACTCGTGACGAGGAAGATCGTTTGTCTAAGGATGACGTTGCTTACCTCAACTCTCGTGCGTCAAGCTGTAACCAAATCCTTTACTCTAAGGTGTCTGGTACATTTAAGGACGCAGATGGTAACGAGGTCGTTTTGGATAACGAACCTGTCGTAGCTTACTTCAAGCGTTCTGGTTTCATTCCGATGAACGACTTCATCAACAACTTGAGCAAGCAGAACAAGGTTATGCAGAAGTGCGAAATCTTGTTGGGTACGAGCCGCCACAAGAAAGGCAGCGTAACCTACTGGACACCAAACCCTACCTTGAAGGGTGTAGTTCCAGAGATCAGCGCAGACGACAAGGAGTTGATGGCTAAGTTTGTTGAGACTGTAAAAGGTCACAATGAGACTGTTATGAACCAGCATCGGGACGCAGCAAAGCTTCTCGCTGACGATGACGACATCGATTTAGCAGCGGACTTTGACAATGCTAACGCTGCTTAAAATCCAAGACTATATGTCTAAGGCTCTCAGGGGGGAAGTTTCTGTCTCCCCTGAGACTATCGAAACATTTAAAAACGATTGTGCAAACTCTATTGTAAAGCAACTCAGTCCTGATAGCAGGGGTGTGTATCGTCTTCGTATGTCCGGCTTGGGTCGTCCACTTTGCCAACAGGTACTGGATAAGCACGGCATCAAAGAAGACATGGAATACAACACACTGTTTCGTTTCATGTTTGGTGACCTAACTGAATCTATCCTCATGGCAGTTATGCAAGAGGCTGGGGTCGAGATCGTGGACTATCAGCGGCAGGTCGAGTTGGAGATCGGCGGGGAGAAATTGAAGGGAACCCTCGACGTAATCTTGCGAGATGAAACAGGCCAAGATAAGGTCTGGGATATCAAGTCTGCAAGTGATTGGGCATTCAACTATAAGTTTACTGGGATGGGTGGCTACGACAAGCTAAAGGAAGAAGACCCCTTTGGCTACTTGATGCAGGGGTTCTTGTATAGTGAGGCTGTCGGTTTGCCGTTCGGTGGATGGATAGTTGTCAACAAGTCAAATGGTATGGTTGCTGTAGTCGACGTGCCAGACTGGTCACAAGAAGACAAGGCAGACTATCTCAAGGATGCTGCGGAACGAATCAAGTTCCTTAACAACCCAGATGTGAAGCCGTTCAAGCCGTACAAGCCAATTCCAGAAACCTACAAGAACAAAGGTGAGTTGGTTTCGACAGGCAACAAGTTGCTACCACGCGAATGCAATCTGTGTGGTTACCGACACCATTGTTGGCCTGATGCTATCTTGCACAGTCGCGTAACGTCACGAGCAAAGTCACCACCGCAGGTTTGGTATTCGACTCTAAAGAAAAAGGAACTGTGATGCCGTACCTGTTTGTGAAGAACTATGAAGTAGACTTGATGCACATGAATAAAAGCCTGTATCATATCTATATCGAGTCGACAAAGAAGAGCGGGGGAGAAAGGCGGGTCTGTCAGATGCGTATACATCAGAACGGCCTGCCTCTCACTCTTGTCAATAACTACAGCAAAGAAGGATCGCTCCACGCAGATACTGAGGTGCGAGACATAAAGACTGTAGAAGAAGAACTACAAAAGATAAGCAGAATATCTCACGCGGGAGCGTATGTATGTGTGCCGATGCACCCTTTAACAACAGAACTTACAAATATAGAAAGACTATCCCCCAAACTGGCAGGGTATCTGATAAAAAGATTTCAATCGATTGGACTAGAGTTTTGAAAAAATCACGATATAGGTCGCAGTTCGAGTTGAATCTTGCTCGAACGTTGACAGAAAACGCAGTACCCTTCCGGTACGAAGAAACAAAATTCCAATACATACCCGAACCACGCAACTATACTCCAGACTTCTACCTAGAAAAGTCAGACATCTACGTTGAGGCAAAAGGCCACCTAACAAAAGACGACAGAGTTAAGATGCTACTTGTCAAGAAACAACATCCCAAGCTAGATATTCGGTTTGTATTTCTTCGTGCATCAAATAAGATTTACAAGGGTAGCAAAACAACGTACGCTGCTTGGTGTGAACGACATAATTTTATCTGGGCTGAAGGCTCAATTCCAACAGATTGGTATGAAAAAAATGGCAGACGATAGCGATATCCAACAGAGTATGGAAGCCCTGTCTCTTTTACCGGACAGGTATTACATCATTCTTCGTTCTACCGGAGACAATGAGTTTACCCTGTCAGCGTACGACACCACAAGCAAGACGTACGAAGAGGATGAAGATTTCGATTCGGCTATGGTCATACAAGAGGGTGCACTCGATATGATCCGTATGCACACCGACGAGGTTTACGATAGGGGTGTTGCTGCGATACAGTTTAGGCTGGTAGGTCAGGAGATGATTGAAGAGGCAGAGATCACTGATCCTAAAGCAATCAAAGCAGTTGAAGGCAACGTAGTTAAAGTAGATTTTGGAACGAAGCAATGAAACTAGATGAATACCAAATGAGAGCGGAAGACACCGCGATATACCCTAACGAATACGCTATTGTGTACCCTGCGCTGGGTTTAGCTGGAGAGGCCGGTGAGGTAGCGGACAAGGTAAAGAAGATTATTCGCGATGGAAAACCTGATCTTTTTTACAAAGATGATATTGCAAAGGAACTAGGAGACGTGTTATGGTACGTTGCAATTCTTGCAAGAGACTTAGGATACAGCTTAGAAGAGGTAGCGCAGCGCAACTTGGACAAGCTAGAGGATCGCAAGAACCGCGATATGTTGCAGGGCAGCGGAGACAATCGATGAGACACGAAGCATACATGAAGACGATGGAAGATGAAAACGAACAGGCTGGTAAGATGGCCTATGGGGGAGTAGATCTTGTCAATAATCCGCCACACTATAATCAAGCAGGTATTGAGTGCATCGACGCAATCGAGGCGGCGTTGTCTCCAGAAGAATTACGAGGATACTACAAAGGTAACATCCTCAAGTACACATGGCGAGAAAGATACAAAAACGGAGACCAAGACCTTTCCAAAGCCAGATGGTACACAGACAGACTATTAACAATTAAAAACCGACACGAAGAGGAATAAGAACATGAACAACATGTTGCCTACACCATACCAACAATTCATTCACAAGTCGCGCTATGCACGTTGGATCGAAGACGAGCAGCGCAGGGAGAACTGGGATGAGACTGTATCCCGATATATTTCTTTTATGGATTCTTATGTGCACGATAAGCACGGCTATAAGCTGGACAGTTCACTGAGAAACGAACTCGAAGAGGCTATCCTCAATCTGCGTATCATGCCTTCTATGAGAGCAATGATGACTGCTGGTCAAGCCCTAGAGCGTGACGCAGTGTGTGGCTATAATTGTAGCTACATTCCTGTAGATAGCCCTCGTGCGTTCGATGAATGTATGTACATCCTGATGTGTGGTACAGGCGTTGGTTTCTCTGTAGAGCGAGAAAATGTCGACAAGCTACCTGTCGTATCTGACAACTTTAACACGTCCGATACTGTCATTAAAGTGGGCGATAGCAAGCCGGGATGGGCAAAAGCTTTGCGCGAGTTGATTGCGCTGCTCTATGCAGGACAGATTCCTTCGTGGGATGTGTCTGGTGTTCGGGCTGCAGGGGAACGCCTGAAGGTTATGGGTGGTCGTGCAAGCGGACCACAACCCCTTGTTGATTTGTTTAACTTTACTGTTGAAATCTTCAAGAAGGCACGTGGTCGTCGGTTGTTTCCAATCGAGTGCCACGATCTCATGTGTAAGATCGGTGAGATTGTAGTTGTAGGCGGTGTACGCCGTTCTGCCCTGATTAGCCTATCTAACTTGAACGATGATCAGATGGCACACGCCAAGTCTGGTATGTGGTGGGAGTCTGAGCCGCAACGTGCGCTGGCAAACAACTCAGTTGCCTACAAGACAAAGCCT